TCACACATTCAAATACGAACACGAGAAACTTTGCGGTGATGTTTTTGTGGCTCTTTATCTGACTGGTAGTTTGCATGGCTGGGGACAACAGCGCATTAGTAAAGAGATAATCCCCGACCGGATCTTCTATCTAGGTGATGACCTTTATTACCTTGAAGCCGAGAAAGGAAACCAGAAAGAACCTATTATCCAGAAGAAGGTAGATGCCTATAAAAAATACTGGCGTGAAACACAAGAGAGGTTTCAAGTTCGGTTTGTAACAGATGATGAGAAGTGCTTCGAGATGCTCTACAAAATACTTAAAGATGAGCCTTATCATTATCAGGCTACACTCCTCAAATCTCTTCAAGACGCTGCCCAAAATCATTCCAATTAGCATTCCATTACGCGCTATAACTGGGTATACCCATAAAATAGATATAACCCAATAGATATAGGCACTCTGGCCCTCAACTACCAGATGATTTAGTGTGTAGAAGAGCTGTATCAGTAAGGTCTTCGCTTTGCTCAGACATAATTGGTCGGTTTAGTGAAGTTGGTTGTTATAGGTTTGTATACATTGGTTAGTGAGATGTATAGAAAGTGGGTAGTTTGTTTATATTATTGATTGTTCATATTTGAGTTTTGTTTGTGTAAGTGTGTTTCACGTTTACCGAGTTTAAGGTAGAAGGTTGAGGTTGTGTCTTGGTTAGGTAGGGAGAGTGGACGAGTTCAGAACTGATTAGGTTTGAACTGGTTATAGATTATCAGTCCATAGTTGGACAGATGCTCTTGCTAATTGGATAGCTTCACTCACAGTCTTCGCATTGTATCAGCCAGAGCTTGCCGTCAAGAGTGGATAGTTATTTATATCCCGTATTTGTATTTGTTTATTTGTTTGGTAGGTGGGGTAGTTGGTTTGTAGGTATTGTTTTGTTTATTGATTACGGGAGCATAAAACTATTCTCTTGACTGCTTCGCTCTTAGGCTGATTATGCTCGACTATAGCGAGTGAAGCTGGTATCCGCTATGAAGATTATTTACCAGTGAAAGGGTATGTATGGATCAGTGGAATTATAAGCAAGCTGAGTTTAATCAGTTGATGAGAGGCTATTACAAGGATAGAGGTAAGCCTTGTAGACATAGACCAGAGATTCAGTTTTTCTACCGTTTATCGGTGGTTTTTAATTTGGGGATAGTGGCAGGTTTTATTATTAAGCTACTTTGGTAGCGAAAGGGTTTTATATGATTTATTGCGTTGAAGTTCAAGAGACGCTTTGTAGGATTATTAATGTTAAAGCTGAAAGCGGAGTAAAGGCTTTGGCGAAAGTTGAGACGGAATATAAGGCATCAAATATCGTTTTGGATTCCGGTGATTTTTGCGATGTGAGATTTGAGACATTAGAAGATGACCATTATGAAGAAGGTGATGAGGTGTTGGATTAGTTGTGGATAACTTGGAAGTGGAGTGTGGGTTTTATTGATATAATTAAGATATTAAGAATGGTTTAATCTTATGGACGAAGAAACTTTTTGCGGTTTGAAAGAAGTGGTGGACTACTTATATGAAGATGAAGAGAAAGATTTTGAAGCATCTGAGGGTAGTGATAGGCATCGACATATATTCAATTCTGTAAAGCGGTTGTCAAATTGGGCAGCCCAACAGTATTAGAAGGATTCTATATAGAAATTGCCCGGCTTCGGTCGGGCTTTTCTTTTGTTCGGATATCCCTCTTTAGTCGGTTTGCTATATTTAAGAGAGCTACCTCAAGTCCCTGCCAAAAGGCACGGTGGGCTCGAAACATTTTTCAGTAACCCGATAACTGGCGGTGTGTTTTGGCTGTTGCCGTAAGGCGATTAGCGTACTGTGAAGCTGAATGGGTTATTTAGCGGACAGTGAGGCAAGAGAGAATACCCTTATCTCTTGTTTTGGTAGTTACAGAAAAGCCACCCCATTCAGGAGTGGCGATTTTGTTTTATTTTTTTATCTTGCGATAGTTCCTAATAGTAACCGGAGATTCTAACCAGTCAGATCCGACAGTTTCCTCTACCCATTCTACTTTTAGATGTGATTGTAACCCTCTTATACGCTCGGCGAGCTTATGCATCCTCTGTGCGTGAGTAACTTGTTGGTTAGTTATAGCTTTGAGTAACTCGTCGATTTCTTTTCTCTGGTCAGCAATTACTTCCTTGGCTTCTATGACGGCCCTTTGCAGGGTTAAGCCATCATTGGCAAAGATAATGTGTTTGATTTCGTTTTTGAATTCGTAGATTGTCTTTCGACTAAAGAAGAAGTTGAAGATCCTTTTGAACTTAGGCGGTTTGTTCGCCTTCATTACGTTGCACCCCCGACAGAGGGTCTGAAGGTTTGAGTCTTCGTCTGTTACGCCCATATCCTGGGGAATTATATGGTCGATTGTTAATTGTTCGCGGTTATTACATACGACGCATTTATTGCCATCCCTTTCCTTAATGCGTTGTTTCTTTTGTTGTGTCATTCGTTGGAGAGGTTAATTGTTTTAATTTGAGAACAGCGTGTACGCCGGCCTTAGCCGTGCTTGAGAGCATGTTCTCTTTCTTATACTCGTCGAGGATTTGTTTTTCCGTTGTGAGTATGTGGATCTGAGTCCATTTCTTTTCTTTGTTCATGTTTCGAGGTTAATAATCTATATGACTAAAATTCAATAATGCTATAATTTAGGTACAGTTAAATATTTTCAAACCAGACGCGGTTCAACCTTTTTAGGTTTCCGCATTTAGCTGTACTAGAAGATTTTTATTCCAACCTTCGCACAAGCCTGAAAGTAATCATCAACCTTATAGATATCTGGATGACTGATTAATAGGTTTAGCCATGATTTACGAAGTTGATATTCATAATCAAAGGTGGCTGGGTAAGTATCCGCACAATACTCACAATTCTTGTTAAAGGTATGAGTTTCGTGAAGAGTTAAATCCTGATTTGGATAAGACATTTTTTTATAGATTAATTGGTATACGTTCCGTGGTCTTGAGCCACTCGACCTTGTGGCTTGTTCGAATAATCCTTCACTTCTTTCTTAGGTGGGTTGGTCCAGCACTCTCCAAACGATACCCAGCACTTCTGTCGTTCTTCTAGAGTCTTGTGTGAATGTTCCATTAGATTCCCCTCCCTGCTAATGACTCTGAAACAAGGTACAGAGCGACAAACAAACCAACAACTAAGAATATGTTCATCACGATATTGAAGCGCAGTTGTGCTTTAGCCTTCTGATAAACCGGCGATATTACTTTCATTTGTTTTTATAGATTTCCGTCTCGGATGAGACTTATTGGTTAGTACTCTAATATTAGCAAGCTATTAATATCTTGGGAAGAGCAGTTATCCACAATCGGCTTAACTAAGCGACAAAATATTTAGATAATATGGAGATTCCAAATAGCGAACTACAACTAATTATCCAGCAATACAAATCCCTGTACGGCCGAACTCCAACTATGCCAGAGATACGCCAGATCCGAACAATAAGACAAGAAAATTTCAATAATCAAAATGACGACACAGAATACAACCCCGACAGACAACAACTCAGAATTTGAAGACGAGCGGTAGCGCTTGTGATCTATCTAAACAGGAGGATTGCGAGTCAGGTCAGTAGTCCTTAAATGCTTCTGTAAATCGTTTTGCCATTGTCCAACGTTCAATTATATCTTCGTCCACAAGATGTGGGGCAACCTCGGCGATTCTATAAGCGCTTTGTGGGTCAATTTCTACAGCTGATTCTCCGTACACGACCACCATCCATTTAATTCCCGCAGGATAGACTTCTAGAATCTCGTTTAGAGGTACGTCCCGACCACCAATTTTTATAACCCCGCTCATTGAATCTATATAACATAATTTTCGCTAATCACTATGCAATTTACCCAAGAACAAAAAAACCAATACCTCGATAAGCTCGCTCTCTCTACTCAGCAAGGAATGTGGCTAACGGATATGGCCATGATGAAGTCAGAAGAAAAACTATCCAAGAAACGTGCTCTGCTAACAGTCTTAGAACAACAGCTAGAAAACAAAGAATTCAAATCCGCTAAAGAAGGCAAAGCTCAAATCAAGTTTGTAACAGATGAAATCGCAGACCTAGAGGCGGAGATTCAAGAATCCAAATTACTTATTGAAACCGGCCGCATAGATCTCGAAATGATTGAAGAGTAGGGAGGGAAACCCGTTTAGATAAAACCAAATCAACCTATTAATGACCCTATGGCAGGACGTAAATCACTAAGAGATGAAGTAGAAATAATCAAACGGTATTCTGACCTTTCAGCACCGTATTTTAAGTTTTTACGAGAATGTTTAGAAGGTGAAGACAAAGCAGACAAGAAATGGGCAGCAGATAACCTTAAAGGCGCTTATGCCAAGATGATACCGCAAGACCTTACTAGTGGAGGAGAACAGATAACACCAGCAATTATTAATATCGTCGCCCCCGATGGAAGTAACATTCAAACCGTCTCCAAAGCAGTTCCAGGCGTGGCAGTATCTGACGGACAAGACAACTAATGAATTAGGCTATGGAGGTGCGGCATATGGCGGTAAGACCTTTCTCGAATGTTTTTGGATACAGGCAATGTGTGAAGCTTATCCAGGGACAGGCTGGCTACTAGGACGCAAAGAACTTCTAAACCTTAAACGAACCACTCTCCTAACCTTCTACAAAGTAGCCGGAGAAAATGGATTCAAACCAAGTGTACACTTCACTTATAATCAGCAATCAAACATCATCAATTGGCATAATGGGTCACAGATATTCCTATTTGACCTCGGTTACCAACCATCAGATCCTTTATATACACGACTAGGCGGATTAGAGCTTACAGGTGCAGCTCTCGATGAATCTAACGAGATCCCTATCCAGGGAATTAATATATTAAAAACTCGTTTGGGACGTAGACTGAATGATAAATTCGGACTTACACCTAAACTACTCGAAGGGTTCAACCCAGACAAAGGGCATGTTTACTCTCGTTATTACAAGCCATGGAGGGATGGAACTTTACCTGATAACCGAAAGTTCATTAAAGCTCTACCAACAGATAACCCGACTGTTACCGAAGACTACCTTAACCAGCTCAGAAACTCGGACCCAATCACACGAGAGCGTTTACTATTCGGTAACTTCGAATATGACGACGACCCTACAGCTTTGATGGACTATGACGCAATTGTTGACCTCTTCACAAATACAGTAGATGAGAGTGACGAGAAATTCCTCACTGTCGATGCCGCAAGATTCGGAGGCGATAAGATTGTATTTACCCGATGGAAGGGACTACGAGCCAACAAGATCACCTTTAAGACAAAGCAAGGCACCAATAGAACCGAGGAAGACATTTTACAGATCCTTGCAGATGAACAGATTTCACGTAGCCATACTCTCGTTGATGAAGATGGGATTGGTGGAGGAATTGTTGACCATATCAAAGGTATAAAAGGTTTTACGGCTAACAGCACTCCCGTTGAAATATTCGATACTCACAAACAGAAGAAAGTTCCGGCCAACTTTGAAAACCTTAAAGCCCAATGCTCTTACAAACTCGCTGAATTAGTTAACGATAGAAAAGTTGCTATCGACTGCCCAGAAGAAGAAATGAGGGAGTGGATTATACAAGAGCTTGAATGGATCAAGAGCAAGGACGCCGACAAGGACGGAAAAAGAAAGATTTTACCGAAAGATGAAGTTAAAGAACATATTGGGCGCAGCCCTGACTTCGCAGATACCTTGATGATGAGAATGTATTTTGAACTTAAGAGACCCCAAAAGATGGCAGTGATGCCGACCGCAGTAAGCGGAGTTAAAAATTATTACCCAGAACTGGGAATTTAATGCAAAAAGTAGACTACCTAAAACTTATCCCCCAACTCGACGCTAACGAACAGGCTGATTTTAATTATCAAGAACGCCGTCATAGCGAATGGACTGAAAACTATCAGCTCTTCCGAGACAAGGTTATCGTTAATCGCCTTACACAAAGGCAGAGTATAAACGTTCCTCTAATCAAGGGCGTTATCAAAACAGTACAAGCCAACACCGATGAATTCCCTGATATCGAATTCGACGACAAAGCAAACAACAAAGACCGAGAGATTGCTTTTAACGAACTTTGGAAAGACTTTATTGTCACCGACAAACTCGAAATTAAAGACGTTGTTGATAAGAAACAAAACTTCCTTTACGGAAAGACATGGCAGAAATTTAATCTCGTCAACGGCCGGATTACTACAGAAATCAAAGAACCGTTCGATATGTTGGTTGACCGTTTTTCAGATCCAGCAGACTTAGAAACTGCAGATCATCTCTCCGAACATGGTATCTATCGGACCATTGCCCAACTCGAAGCCAATCCTTCATATGACCAGGCTGCTGTAAAAAGGCTTAAAGTCTTCTATGGCACTCGTCAGGGACTCATAAAAGCTGAAGAGGTTACTAAACTGGCCCAAGCAAAGAACGAGCGTATGGCCAACATGGGAGTTGGAGACATCGATAATCCTATCCTTGGGAATACCGTTGTTCAGCTTAAAGTCCACTATCAGAAAGTATGGGATCTCGCAGACCAGAAGCAACATTGGCACGTTATCGTTAAATGCGACAACGAGATTCTATCTGCTAAATCGATGATGGATTTACTAAATATCGACTTCCTACCATTAGTTACATGGTCAGATGATCCAGAACGAAACGACCACTACCCAGACGGAATCGCAGATATCGCCCGAACACCAAACAAGTTACTTAATGCGATGATTTCTGCCTTGGCTGAAAACCGCATATTGCGTAACTTCGGAATGAACTTCTACAACTCCAGTATCGAAGGTTTTGTACCTCAGAGTTATCAGCCAACACCATTCGGCTGGTATGGAGTTCCAGTCCCAGAAGGCGGAAAGATCCAAGATGTTTTCCAGCCTGTACAGATTCCTGATATGTCCGACTCATTAGATGAAATGGAATATGTAAAGAAGATTGTCGAAACCGCTGTAGCAGCAAACTCCACTATCCAAGACGAAGTACAGCAAAAAAACAAAGTCACTTTAGGTGAAGTCGAACTTGCGGTAGGAGCTGCAAAAGAACGCCTTACCTCAATCGCTAAGTTCTATATGCT